ATGTCCTCATCCAGTTACGATCTCCCTGAAGGTATGGATCCGGCCCTGGCAGCGGAGAACCCGTACAAGGTGTTTGTCCAGATTGAGGCCATCATCGACCGGGAGGGCCGGATTACACCGAACTCGCTGGAGTGGGAGGACGGCATCGTCTATCCCATCGAAAAAGTGCTGAAAGTTGAAAACCATTGCTCGGCGCGATCCGGCGGCGCCAGGCTGCGCTATACGATACGGGTCGAAGGAAAGACGTCGTACCTGTACCAGCAGCAGGACGGAAGATTCTTCGCGGAGAGAAAGAGATAGAAAACGCCCCCTCACTTAAGCTGCTAAGCGAGGGGGGGGCGTTTTAAGATCATGCTGGCGTTGTCTTCTCTACCGATTCATCTTCGAACATTTCGTTAATGTTTACAACAGGAAGCATAATTGGCGCAAAGCCAGGTTGTGTTGTTAGCAAGCTGACTTGGCTCCTTAAAAAAGGAAATAAGATTGCCACTGTGTTTTTCGTTACCAAAACATTCTTCTTCGCTTCATCGGTTTCCGAACAATTGAAAAAGCCACATGCTCTCACATGGATATCAATTAGACCCGGGACCTCAGACTCAATGTTCACACGTAGCGCTACAATAAAACGCGTACTGTCGTCTTCCGCTTGGCCGACTTCGCGGGTATAATTAATTTTGAAGACGCCAGATTGAGGCAAATTCCTGTCGCATTTAAAAGTTATTTCATCAAAAATAATCTGTTCCATTTGAAGAACCGAGTTGGCACTTGTATTAGAACTTGTAATTGACTCCATTTTAGTAGTTCTCCTTAGGCAGCGGCTAACTGGGATTCACTTGCATGAGTCTCTGTAACAAAAACAGAGGCTTTAAGGTCTCCGTGGAAATCGAAGCCCTTAGCGATATCGGCTGAGCGCTTGAAGCCTACTGAGGCTGAATCACTTGTACTGCAATGCGTTTCAAAAATTATACCTGCGTCCTTTGCAAACTTTACAAACTCATCAGTGCCCATTGCATCAAGATCATTCTTAAATTGTTGTAGCCCTCTATTCAGAGCTTCCATCACCGCATCCATTCAAATCGCTTCCCTTAAATTATATAGGACGCTATCGTCGCGAACGCACAAAATCGTACAATTTGGTATCCGCGATGCGCCAAGTGTTTCTCCGTCTCTATTCCTATACTTATTTCTAACAAAATTAATGTATGCCCTGTTTTTCACAGCTTTAATATTACAATATTCGCACATTTTATTTATCGCAGCGCAATCTAGCTTTTTCCCATCGACAAAAAATGGCTCCCTAGAAGCGTTTCCTTCCCTGATTTTTTTAATATACGCTTTAATAATCAGGTCACGGTACGCCTGAAATACTTCTTGACTTTGGTCGGTGTCAAGATTTAAAAAACTATCGTGTGGTATAACCGCATCGGCCATCACAACGGCGATGTCGTTTTGATGAAAATGGTGGACATACAGTGCATATTTACGTGCGTTCTCAATTGCTGCCGCATCTGTTTTCTCATCGACAAAAAAATAGATACCGCTACCAACCCATTCATCCTCGCGACAACTTGGACTTATATGTCCTTGTGCGAGAATACTGTTTTTGTTTGCGGTGTTTGTACCATGATATGCGGAGAATTGAATATTGTTTCCACTGTTCATTCCGCCTGTCCCCGCGCTCTTAAACTGCGCTAAAGTATTATTATACGTACTTCTAAAGAAAATATATCATAATTTTTTTATAAATCAAGTTAAATATGTTAACAAATGTAATTACTTGAATGTAAACGTAACAAAAATCGCCCGCCCCACATAGGGACGGGCGATTGTCTTATATCTTGCCGCGCGGCCTTATTTCGCCGGTACCTTGATCTTCTGTCCCGGCAGGATCAGCTCGGAGGTCATACCGTTCAGCTTCTGGATCTCCTTCCACCGCGCCCCGCTGCCGAGCAACTTTTCGGCGATGCTCCACAAGCTATCTCCGCCCTGCACGGTATAGGCGACCGCTCCCAGCCGCCACAGCGTCCTTCAGCGCCTTCCTTGTCAGCGGACCGACCTCACCGTCGACCACCAAGCCGGCGGTCTTCTGGAAGGCCCGGACGGCTGTATCCGTGAGAGGGCCAAAGGATCCGTCGACCTTTAGCTTTGCGCCGGCCTTATTCAGATACCACTGCACCCAGCGGACACCGTTTCCGGTGCTGTCTTTCTTCTGGACAACCGCGGGCTCGGCATACGGACAGGTGCTGGTGGCGGGCGAAGGTGTGGGCTTGGGCGTGACGGTCACCGGCTCTGCATCATAGTCGGGCCGGCCAAAGCCGGCGCAGGACGCCACGGTGCGGACCTGAGAAGTCACCATATTGTTGCAGTTACCTTCGATGGTCGTAAACGTGCTACCGTTCACGCCGATTACGAGGCCGGTATGTGTCTCGTGGCCCCGGGTGCCCAAGAAGAACTGGTCGCCGATCGCAGGAGTGGAATGCCACCGGCCGGCGGCGCGATAATCGGCCGCGGATGTCGGACAATAGCCGCTCCAACCGTTCAGCGCCTGCTTGGCGCGGGCGACGTCGGAGGTGGAGATCATGAGCCAGTCGAAGAAAAAGTCGCACCAGGCGCAGCCGTTGGCGTAGGGGCCGCCTACCCACTTGAGAAGGTCCCGTCCAAACTTGGTCCAGTTGCCAGCGCCGGCGTTGGCCGTCTTGTTGTCGAGCTGGGAGTTGCTGGCCTTCTCGCGGTAGCCGACTTCGGCCTTGGCAACCGACAGGACTTTAGAAAGATAAAGCTTACCCATTTGTATTGCTCCCCTCATCCGAATCTTCGGTAGCTACGACGGCCGACGCGGCCGCAGAAGAATCAATCGAAAGCGTCTTTTTCCCGCCGAAGCTGTAGTTAAATTCGGACACCGCGGATTCAATCAACATCCGAATTTCAAGGTCCGTCACGGTAATCCCTTTCTCGGCCAGCATAGCGGAGATGCTCTCCGTGGCCTTCTGGAGCTTCTCCGCGCCGCCTAGGTCGTGATAGAGCTGCTCCGTGGCCTTCACCACCGTCTGGGCGATCGACTTCTTGGTCTTGTCGTTGATGTACTTCAGATAAATGGCTTTGAACTGCACCCCCAGCCAGCCGGCGACGGCGACCAGAGCCGCATAAAGGATCTGCGTCCCATACTGATTGACAAACTGTGCAAACATTTTTCCTTCAACCTTTCTTTTGTAAATTTTCAAGGTCACCAATCCGATGATTGATGACCTTGATTTGTTCTTCTACAACAGGGATCCGCTGCGCGAAGTTGTTATGCATCCGGACTTCTCGTGTCAGCTCGTCGATCTTGGTTTCGCTGACCGCCTGTGATGTCTGAATCTGATACTGGATTTTCTTGTTCGAGCTGGCATTGCTTATGATTACGCCGATCAGCGTCAGCCCTCCGGTGATGATCGCAACAATGATTTCAGTCATGTCCTGTTACCCCGTATGTATAAAAATTTTGAGGCCCCGTTATGGGGTCTCAAACAATGCGCTATTGTCAGCCTCCTAGGGCGTCTATCTGCGCCCTCCACGTCTGCCGCTGCGCGAGCACGTCCGCATAATCCGCCGGCGTGGAGACGCCCTCCACGATTTTGCAGCATATGTAGTCGGTGGAGGCCAGTTGCGCCTTGAGGGACGCGATCTGCTCCAGCTTACCAACGGCGGCTGCTTCCTGATCCAGCGCGGCGAGCTTTGCCTCGTCAAGTGCCAGGGCTGCACCGTTCCATTGATACGCCTGCAGTCGGTTGCCGTCAAAGTCGTAGTCCTCTAGATTGATGTCTACTTCTGTGCCGGTTTCGGGCGTGTCGGATATGCTCAAGACATGCCCGGTGTTATCGAGGTTCAAATAATACGTAGTATCGCCCCCCTTAAATTTTGATCCCGATGATTTTTACGGGGATAGCGTAGTCCGAATATCCGCTTGCAAAGTTGTAATATCCATCGGAAAAGGTGTAGGACGTGTCGCTGTTACGGGTTGCGTATCGGGCGACTTTGTTTACTTCAAAGTGATCGCCGCCAACATTGTTGCCCTTGGGAGCAATTGAGGCGAAGCCCTCCGTATCGCTGGTACTCCACCGGAACAGGACCAGAAGATAATCATAATCGCTGCTGGACAGGGTGACGGTCTGGCCGGCAAAAGAGCTTGTAGGGCTGCTGTTTGTCCACAGCGTTTGCCATTTGGGACTGACGCCCAGATTAGTCCGTGCGTCAGCCGTGGAGGCGCCGACGCCGTACACTGACTTCCACGACACCACAGGAGCCGACGTCCCCGTCACAGTACCGATATACTGCTGATTGCCTACGTAGTTGATAAATACCGTCCCGCCAATGTCGTTAGTCCCACCGGAATTGTTCTGCCAGATCACATAGCCTTGATACCAGATGTTAGCCGTGGCTTTAGGCCCCCAGCCGGTGGTGTCCTTGATTTTCACGAAGACAGCAGCTGCCGACGGAGCAGCCGCCTCGACCGCGGCCCAGAAGTCAGCGAAGGATGCGTATTGACCAGTCAAGAAGCTTGGGACGGATAAGTTCCCGCGCGTATCTACTGGCGCGTCAAATGCCGCGGCCTGGCGCAGCCTGGCGGCCCAGTTGATATCTAAGCCCGGTCCTTCGGCGGTCTTCCCGACACCGATGCCGAGCCCATCCGCTAAAATGTCCAGTATGACCTGTCCGGACGGCAACTGCACTGTGGCCGTCGCCGGCACGCCGAAGTAGTCCGTGACGGTGATCTGCAGATCCCAGCGGTAGTCCGAACTGATCACTGTCGTGGGTTTGTCCGTCTCATCCGCTGACAGCGCTGCCCCGGACATCAGGGTGTCATTATAGTCAGCATCGATGGAGCGCTTATACTTAATCACCATGGCCGCTGTGTTGCCGCCGTTGAGCGACGGGACGGTGTAGGCATATGAGACCGCCACAAAGTCCCCGCTGTCATCTGCGTTGCCAGAGGCATCCACACGGTACGCCGAGAACGCGGAGACCTGCGGCGGCGCGTAGGCCAGCACGGTGACGGTCGTTATCAGTTTGGCCGTCCGGCCCCGGCTGTCCGTGACGGTAGTCACAAGGCTTACGGAGCCGCTCGTCGTCAGTAAGTCAGACGTGAAGGACGCACCGTCGTTGGCTTTGCCTTGCAGCATCGTGCTGTAGCCGGTGATCGTGCTGCCCTCGGCGCCGGCCGCCGTGATGGACACGGCCAGCGCAGATTTGCCTTGTATGTATGCCTTGAACTGTGCGGCGATCCCGGCCGTGGCCTCGGACGTTGCGACATTGCTGATGGTTGGTATGACACTGGCCGGAACATTGGCGGTCAGATATGCCGTCTTGGTGCCGATGGTACTGCTGCCCTGCTTGGTTACGCAGGTGATGGTTATCGTCCTATCGTCATCTTTGTTTGGCACGCTTTCAGCAAAGTCCGGTACAGTCCAGGACTTTGTCGTCTTGCCGAGCCCGGTCGCAATCGTCCCGGTCGTACCGTTCGGGAGCTTATATGTCAGGTCATGAGTAAAGTCGGACGACGCCGCGCATGTCAGATTGATGGTGATCGAGCTGCCCATGTCGGCAGAGGACGGCGATAGCACCGGCGTAGTTGCACGCGGGATCGTTGGCAGTGTAACATAATCTGATATTTCCGCGGTTCCGGGATCTACCTTTGTATTGACATAGCCATACAGATACAGCGACTTCGTTCCATCGGAATTGTGAGAGATAGGTATTGTTGTATGGTATAGACTTTTTTCCGTCCCGACAGAGGCACTGCGCATATCCCACGCGACGGTGTCATCATACGCAACAATATTGGCGTACGCGGAATACAGTGAAGTCTGGTAATTGTACGAGGATCCATTCGATGCGGTTTTCCGCATACCCCACGATAGATATACCTGCGAGGAATTGCCGGAAATGCTCTGGGACTTGATCTCCCAGTAGATATAAAAAGTGTAATAGCCGCCGGAACAGGCTTTTTCCAAGTACCCGCTATTTGCCATATCAATTATCCACCTTTATAAGGCTCAAGTTCCCGTTCTTTCGTGGGATAAACGCAAACGCGCCAATCCGTAACGAGCTTAAAAAGTATGCGTCTGTCACATACAAGTGCATATTGCTTATATATGCCACTTCCGCGTCCTTGTCGAGAAATAAAATCCGATCATGCTCCAAATGTAACGTGATTGTACTACCATCTATGCCTATGACAATATTGCCGTTGTCAAATTTAATATATTTATTGATTGTTTCAAGTTGCGTTCTTGCGTCGGCGTCGTTTGCATCCACCGTACCCTTTAAAGTTGTAAACTGGAAGTCAACGCCATCGGATAGCTGCTTAATTTTTGTGGCAACATAACTTGAAAGATCGTCTCCGGTGGCGTACGTCTTTGACACCTCGGACGTAATGGAATCGGAGGTCTGCTGGATTAGGGACTGCAGCGTGGTTGTCGCCTGCTGGATAGCGGAGGCAATGCCGAGCTGGTAGTCTGCCTTAACCGACCGGACGGTCTTTTCAAGGTCGCTCGCGCTTTTGCGGTCACCGGCCACGTCGGAGCCGGCGAGACTTGCCTTGTCCTTGCCCAACGAAATTGAACCCTTGGACGGATCAAGCAGATCTTCCGTACGCTCGGTTAACAGGAACCAGTCGTCCACCGAGTGAGGCGCGCTGATTACACGGATGTTGTCGCCGATATCGAAGCTGTCCACGTCAGCATGCAGCGAAGACGCCAGCGTCGGTGTGATGGTGGAGGTAATGGGCGTCGCATACGGGTAATGTACGGTTAGCGGAGTCCCTGCGGCGTACTGCGCGGCCATCCATGCCTTGGCAGTGGTAGCGCTAGCCCCCATGATGGACACCGGGGCGGTAATCATGAATGCCGCCGAAGTATCCGGGTATCCGTAAATCCAAGTGCCGACTCGATACCTATATGAACTTTGTCCTCCGTTCCCATAGGGAAAATGCGAACACAGAAGGGGAAGATTATTGTTATTGGCCGGGGAGCCCGGAAGATAACTCTTTCCGAGGTACAAACTGCAATAGCTAGTGTTATCGTTCACGGCGTAGAACCAGTTTTCAGTACCGTCGAATACATGGGCCCCGTCCGGTTGCGCCATCGATCCCGTGTCTGCATCCCACGTATCCGCCACACCCCCCACAGAGTGCATTTCGGGCAGCGAAGCAACGTACTCGCGTCCGTTGCGGGTGTAGCGGTATGTGCCGGCCTTAATCGCATTGACGAGGGGCGAAGGATAATTTGGAGAGGGGCTGTTGGCAACGTAGGTCACTATATCGTCCGTCAGCTTGGCTTTGCCGCTGAACCAACTATTCGGGTATGCCGCGCACATGGCATCCATCTGGGCTTTCGCGGGCACAGGGCTAACGTCGGCGGTGAGGTCTACGAGCTTCAGATACTTCACCGTGATGGTGTCGCCGCTGTTCGTGTTGTAGATGCTGTAATGGCTTGTGCCTGTGGAGCCAGCGGTGACGACCAACGTCAGGAGTTCATAGTTGCCGCTCCCGCTGTGAGCCTTGCTGGTGCCGCCCCACAAGCTGAGGGTGATGCCAGCCTTTGATGCCTTGACCCACGCCGTCAGATAGTACACATGACCAGAGATTTTGCCGAACGTCTGGAAGAGCTGGGAGTCGGCTGCGGTGGACACGCAGGTGAGTTCGTGGTCGCCTGGGGTGATGGTCATGTCGGTGGTCTGCCAGCCGGTCGCCCCGTTGCTGAAATCGCCGTTGATGAGGATGTTTGTTCCCCACACGCTCTGCTTTTGAGTGGTCACTCCCGCCGCTACATCGTCCGTCAGCGGCAGGTCGGGGTAATTGGTGGTATCCAGCGGCAGAAGCGACAGATCCGCCGCGGACAGATCCAGCGACGTTATCATCATCTTGGATGTGGCCAGATACTGCTGCGCCTTGGTCAGCAGGTTCGCGGGCTCCGTAACATCGTCCCACGTAACGGTGGTCGTAATGATGCCCCGCAGGGCCGCAGCTTCGTCGTCCTGAATGTAGTCCAGGCCGTTGTTGACGCTCTCAATGGTCAGCCTGGTTCCATCGTCCAGCTTGGCGCCGTACGGGATAATCCTGGTGGCCAGGCTCGTGTTGGCATCGGAACGAGCGAAGTCAAGAAGATTTTCGCCGAAGCGGATTGTTTGGCTGCTCTGGTAGCCCAGCGTGGCGTACCAGTTGATAACTCTCTGTCCACTGATATTGTTCGTGAACACGATGTACCCGCCGCAGCGGTCAATCAGCTTATCCACAAAAGCCATCACGGTTTCGGGATTATCACTCTCCAACCGGATGTAGTCGTTCGGATCCGTGACGGTAATCGTTCCGACGACAAACTGCTTCCAGCTGTCTACCTGGCTGTTGTACTCAGTGATCGCAGCTGTGAAGATGTTTGCCGGGGAATCCTGATACAGATAGGGCCGCATAATAGCGTCCCGGAGGAAGCATTTCTCGCCCTCACAGGTGATCTTCCGGCGGTTCAGAAAGTCATCCGACGGGTACAGCGCCCGGCCGCGGAATTTGAGCTTGTTGTTCCGGTAGATCTCCACGAGCGTCTTATAGCTCACAAAGGCGTTGTACTTTGGATGGTTCGGCGGCAATGTGATCTCTGCTGTGCCGCCTTTATTCAGGGCCGGGTGAACCGCCAGGCCCAACACCTTATAATCGTCGAGGCGGCTGTCATAGACAACCGCCCCATCTGCAAAAACCTGTGTCATAAGCTTGCCTCTCGATAAGTGACCGTCAGCGTGCCAGATCCGGAGACGGTAATCGTCGCGCCGCCGGTCGGGACCGTGATATCCGGCAGGATGTAGGTGCCGGCGGACAGCGTCGTTGTGTACGTTCCCTGTACGATCGTGACGTCGCCGCCGGCCACGACAAGCGTCGGCACCGCAGTGCGCCGACCGGTGTTGGTAAGCGTATACGGCGTGGCCGTGGCTGTGGCGGTGATGGTCTTCGTCGTCAGATCCTTTGCATACCGCCAGGGCTCGCAGTTGGCGGTCACGGTAACAGCACAGTGCGCAAGGTCGTTATATTTTAGCGCCACATGCGCGCGGCCATAGATATAATGCGTATCGTCGTCTGGCAAGGTGATCTGAATCTGCCTACCATCCAGCAGATTGATCATAGCATCAATGCGTGTTTTGCGTTCGAGCCTTGTTCCGACCGAGCTCTCCAAAGTCGCCGTAAAGGTGCGGTTATCGTAGACAGGCTCGCCGTCCGTTAAGGCGGTACTTAGATCAAGGGCGATGCTGCAACCCGGCACTTCCACAAAATTAGATTTATATTTCGCCTCGGAGAAATTCCAGTCTGATAGCGTCCAAGAGTTACCGGACGTGTCATAATCGCCCAGGATTATACGTCTTCCCATTACCGTGACCCCATTTCAGTCAAATTCCGAAGAACTCCGAGCTTCTGGTTGTATTTTTCAAGGGTCGCTCCGACAAGCTCTCCCGTATCAAGCACCAAAAGGTGGCCCGCCTCAATGGCGGCTTGAATACTGTCCAGTTGCTTTGAAAGTTCGCTCGTATCGCCGGCTGTGCCTTGCATGTCAGACTTCAATAGATTAGCGAGCGGCCGGAGCGAATCCTCGTTTAGCGGCAGCAGCGCTTCTTTTCCGGCCTCCCCAGCTCCCAGAAGTTGATCTCCCATTGCTCCGAATATCGTTGCACCGTCAAAAATTGCGCCTGTTTTATACCACGACACAGAAAAATGCGGAACGCTCGGCGGCGTCAACGAAAAGCCTCCGGTAATGGTCAGATGCGGTAGACTTAAATGCGGAAGATTCCAGCTAAAGTTGAAAGATTTCTTTATTCTCTCGATAATGTCTGATACGCTGATGTGCATATTACCGAATGGGTTCAGGACCGTAGTATTGAGAGCCCCATTTACTCCCCCAAATCCACCATTTATACCGCTGGTTAGCTTTGACATCGCCGAAGACCCTAAGCCGGAAGCTGCGTCATTCGCGCTTTTGTGATTGCTTAAGCCATTGACAAAACCGTTCACCGCGTCCTGGCCGATTGATGTTGTAACCTTCGACGGGGAATGAGACTGTAGGTTGTCGCGCATTGCCTGCGTCGTTGAATTGGTAAGGTTCGTTCCCGCGTCTGAAGCATTTGGCAAACCCGCCAAAATGCCGTTCACAAATCCCTCCGCTACGTTTCCCCCGGCAACATTAAACGGATCGGTATCGTTCGCTTTAAGCAACATGGAATTCATTGAAGAATCAAAATCGGTCTGCATCCCGGCGACTGTGGATGAGAAATAATTTGCTCCTTCATCGACTCCTTCAAACGCCGAATTTAGTTTTGCTATTTGATCGTCCGATCCTGCTACGATAGACGCCAATATCTGCGCGGATTCCTGACCCCCATCCGACAGTTTCGCTATCAAACCTTCATCAACCCCGCGCCTGGCCGCTTCTTTGAGGTTATCGGCGTATTGATCCATTGCCTGCTTTTGGTTAAGTAAGGTCTGAGTTAGGTCGTCTATGGATTCCTTCGCGCTTCCGTCGAATTCCTGGAATAGGCCGATTTGCTGATTAATGCTGTCATAAGCGGACTTTTTTGCATCGTCGTACGCGCTTTTTAGGGACGACACATCCGTCCCGAGGTCCGCAGCCGAAGTAGATGCGCTATCTGCCACTCCCCCCGTTTCTGATAGAATGGTGTTAAGCTGATCGGCCGTCAAACCGAAAGTCGTACACGCCTCATCAGCAGACATAAACCCTTCGTTGACAAGCGTTTTAATAGCATCGTTACTGTCATTTGTCGTTTGCGTGAGCGTGGCTAATTGGTCTGAGGAAGTCTTCTCAATCGCGCTTAGTCTGTCTACCTTGTCTCCCGCTACCGATACCGCAACGCCCAGGACGCCGGTTCCGTCCGCTGCCTCGATTTGAAGCTCGTTATATCTGTCTACAGCCTCATTTAATTCAGCTTGCGTATCGTCGTATCTCTTTTGCGCGGCCGCAAGTTTTTTGGCTGCTTCTGTCCCGCTATTGTCTAAAGCGATGGAAATAAGTTTGTATTTATAATATTCGCGCTGCGATTTCGTGAGGTTTTCCAGGGTGTTTACTTGAGCATCGAAGGTCCCATTTTCGATGTCGAATGCCGTAATCACGCCGTTGGACGCCGTAATAAGGTCCTGCTTTGCCTGGTCGAGTTCATCGGTTGTCGTTTTCACTTCTTCTTCTGAGAGCGACGTATCGGAAAGCTTCGTGGACAGGGTCTTATATTTATCGATGAGGTCCTGCACGGATTTTGTCTTACCAAGGCTATCCGTCAGGTCATCCATCTTCTCAGAGGCGGACTTTCCGGCATCGATAATCTTCGCGAGCCCTTCGCCCACAAAAGCAATTGCCCTTTGCTTTGCTTGCTCTAAGTCCTCGCCGAAATTGTCCAGAGCGTTTACGGCGTCGTTCGACATGACGGCCCCGGTATTTTCTGCTTCTGTGGATAATTCGGATAAAGCGCTGCTTCCCGCCTTTATAATCGGATTGAGCTCTGTCGCAGATTTTCCCATGAGGTCCTGAGCGAGCGCATCTCTTTCCGTCTCGTTGGTCACTTTTCCGAGCGCGTCTATGACATCAGCCCAGACGTCATTGCTGTCTCTAAGTTGCCCATTATTATCGGTAACGCTTACACCCAGCTTCTGAAACGCGTCATATGCCGTCCCGCTTCCCGCCTGGGCACTCTCCATGTTGTTGATCAGCTTTTTAAAGCTTCCCGTCATGGTGTCAAGGGACACGTCGAGCCTTGTCCCGGCATACTGCAATTCCTGCAATCTATCCGTGGATAAATTTGTTACATCGGCGAGTGTACTGTATGTATCTCCAAGGCTAATGGCCTCCTGCGCAAATTCTTTTACCTTGGATATAGCGTTTTGAAGCAGATTTGAGGATAAGTTCGCCAGCATACCCTTGAATATCGTAAACCCGCCATCGGAAACATCCTTTGCACTGTTCCCGGTGTTTTTTATAGACTTATCAAACTGGTCGGCCGCTGATTTTGCATCATTGAGCCTCGATTTATTCTCGGTCAGCTCGCCAGACAGACTGGATATCTGCTTTGCGAGGTCTTTTGCTTCGTTAGAATCCTTTCCCTGGGTAAGAATAACGTCCGCATATTTTGACTTGAGGCTATTTAGCTCCGACGCCTGCCCGGATATAGTATCTTTCAGCTTTCCGGACGCGCTGGTAATCGTCTCAAGCTGCTTTTCGTATGACTGTAGTTTGCTCTGGGTCGATGCTATTTCACGGTTTAGGTTATTAAATTGGGTCTCGGTGATCTCGCCCTTTTCAAATTGCTCCTGAACCTGTACTTGCGCCTCTCTCAGCGTGTTCAGCTTGTCTTTCGTGTTGTCGACGGCCTGCGTCAAAAGGTTCTGCTTCTGCGCAAGAAGTTCAGTATTGGAAGGGTCGAATTTCAGCATATCGTTGACGCCCTTGAGATCGACCGACAAACTCTTCGCTTTCGCATTTACGTCTTTTAGCGCGTCGCCCAGTTTAGTAGCATCGCCGCCGATTTCAACCGTCAAGCCTTTAATCGTATTCCCCATTATTCTCCCCTTCCAAACTTCTCGCGCAGGCCCTTTCTGTCAGGCTCCGTCTGCTCCATTCTCCAGGCATTATCCAGATATTCCCGCCCCTTCTCGGTACGGCTTTTAAAGCAAATGAACGCATCTCTCCGCCAGACGAGAAAATCCAGATAATCTAAGTCGTAGACTTGCAAAAAATTCAGTCCCGTATATTCCGACACAAGCCTGACCCATCCGGAAGTTATTGTATATTGGCTTCCCGTACCATCCTCTTCTTCGGGGTAGTACGGGATCTTTAGTTTTTTATCTTCTTGATATCTTTAACGAAATCGATATACACCCCAAAAAACGCAACGGCGTCGGTATAATCGAAATTGTATTTATCTTTTAATTCGTCCACCGTCACTGTTATGTTTTCGCGGTTGCGGCTTATAAGCCTCGCAAAGAGGTCGAGCATGGCCTCATAACTTTCACTTCTTCCCGCTTTGGCCTGGAGTTCTTCAACAAGCCCTGCTGTTGGTGCTCCGACGTGGAGCTGCGTATGCGCCTCGTCTTCCATCGTCAGCAAAAGCTCGGGGCGCTGGATAGTATTAAAATTAAGCTCTCTCATATTTCCTCCTCAAAAAAGCGCCGGGGTATTCAACCCCGGCGCTCAGTCGTTAAACAGCCGGAATCTCTTCGATGAATTCGATCAGGGTTCCGTCAGTGTCGTGCGGCATCGCGGTAAACTCAGGATCGACTTCTGTACCCTTGTCTTTCGCAAAGGCAAGGGTGAGCCCGGCGGAGTTTCTTCCGACGATCATTACCCACACGTTACCATCCTTCACGTCTTCGTGAAGGAAGCAGATCGCGTAATACGTTCCCTGTGCGTTTCCGCCGCCGCCGATCTTGGTCGTACGGATGCCGGCGGCCTCCGTTACTTTTGCACGATCAACGAGTTTGGCGAGAACCTGTCCGTTCCATGTGATGATTCCGCATTTCAGTTTGGCCTCTTCGTCGGTGGTTACGATCTTGGACGTGAGGCCAAGATCATCTTTTTCCTCGTAGGTAGTCTCTTTGTACTCAAGAGACGCGCCGCCTTTGATGTTTCCTAGAAGATTGTCGGCGACGCACAGCGTCGCGGTAGTGGGCAAGGTATCGGTATAAGCCGCTGCATACAGCTTCCCGGAGCCGAGTGTAATTACGTTCTTATCGCGTTTTGCCATAAAAATTAGCTTCCTTTCTCAATCAGATCTGTTTGAAGGTCGTAAGTGGTCAGGTAACATTCTTCATCATCCAGCCACTGTTTGTCCTTGATATACTCAATGGCCCCGGCGTCGAAAAGCGCTTCCAGGGCGGTATTATCGTCGGGGGTATCGGAATAGCGCTCCACAGCCAAAGAATGCCGCCATATCAGATTCTGCGCATCTGCGCCATCCCGCTCTATGTGATCGAGATAAACCACATACGGTAGCGGCGGGGCGTCGCCGGGCGGGAAGCAGGTATCAGCCGCCGGTTCTCCGGCAGCTTCAAGCCAGGCTTTAATGTCCAGCATTCTCTATCTCCTCCTTGACATTGGTTTCGTATTCCGGCAAAACCTCGTCAACAGCGTTTTGCAAAAACGGGTTAGCCTTCGTTCGGCCGCCATTGCGCTTTGCATGGCCATGAACCAGTAAATGTGTAAGCCGATAGTCGGGGGCGCCCACGCACCAAATGTAGGCATTTCCAAACGTTCCCGTTTTAATTTTGCTCATGATATTAAGGCTAAAGCGTCCGCTCTTTTTCGGCGCGGCCTCCTTCGTCTTCTCAACGAGTTTTTCGATAGCGTCCTTGCCCGCTTTGTTTATCCCTTTGATAACGCTTTCATTATAGAGAGTCAGTTCTTTTTCGATAGCTCCCGGCAACTCGTCAATCGAAATCAAATCACTCATTGCCTCAACCGATCTTTCTCAGCGTCAGGACGGTTGCCGGCGGGTTGGTGTCGTTCAAGTGCTGGACCTGTTCGATCTTATACTCGACGCTGCAGATCACGGCCCGGTGGACCGCCTCAATGGACAGCTGGCGCGGTACCTGGATTACCCTGGTGATCTCCGTGGAGGCCGCACGGGCGGCGTAGAACCGCTTCATACCGACCGTGCGATCACCGAAGCAAAGCGTCAGCAGCTTGTCCTTGATTTTGTTCCCGTTGACGGAATAGATATCGCAGAAACCATCCGTAAACGTCAGGAACTCGGAAGGCGTTTGGATCTTCATACCGTCACCTTCCCGGCTCGCTCTGCCTGGTAGTCCTCATTGATCTCGACGATCAGAACTTCCTGGCCGGCCGCGGCGGTGATGTTGCTGACGCCGTCCCAGACCGTCCAGGCTCCGGTCGCGCAGACATCAAGCCGACCGGGGACCGTGAGCCCCGTCCCGACCTGATAGACGTAGTCATCTCCCTCATCGGGCGCCGGCGCAATCTTGGCCGATACAGTGGTGTCGGATATAACCGTCAGAAGGACGGTCAGACTGTCGATCACCGGCGCCTGGGTGCTTAGGTTCAGGTCCAGCAGCTCCGCTTCGAAGTTCTTTTCGAATACTTCCAGCGCCTGGCTATTTGCGTACCGGCAGTAATCCAGGAGCAGCGCCCGCGGCTGCCCCTCGACGACGAAGTCAAGAGACGGCGCGCCTGCAATTTGCTGCAGGCGCGCTATGCCGCGATTGATGTACCCGGTGAGTTTTGTGTCCGTGGCCGTATCCTGCCACGTGATATTGAGATACGATTTTACTGCGTCAAGCAGTCCGCTCGGCAAGTCGGCCATAGATTATCACTCCTTATCAGGCAGTCTGTTCCTTGGTCTTCACGACACCGTCAACCGTGCCGACGTTGACCTTGACAGTCAAAGGCACCAGGTTGGTAATATCGCCAATGACAAAAGCGTTGCCGTCAAGCGGCATGCCGTTGCCGTACAGCTTGATCTTGTACACGCGGTTGTCGTCGAGGAACTGGAACTCATCGGAATACTCGATCTGGCCGCCGCTGCCGCCTTTGCCGACGCCCATGAAATAGCGAGAAGCGAGACCGAAGATCGCCTTGTTGGAAGGGACGTTGATGTCCTGGACGATCTTCGTGGGGTACGGGATGACGTTATTGACATAGCCGCCGTTCGGCGTCAT